GGTTCAGAGATGTCTGTTAACTCTGTAGAAGAAGCACAGAAACTAATGCAGATGGGTGCAAACTACAGTAAGAAGATGGCTGCTCTTAAACCTAACCTTAAACTTATGAAGATGCTAGAGAATAATGAATTACTCGATGAGAGTAAGTTATCTCTTTTAATTGATGTTGCATCAGGTAACCCTGAAGCTATATCTCAACTGGTTCGAGACAATGAAATTGATCCTCTTACCATTAACACAAGTGAAGAGAACAAATACACACCTAAGAATCATACTGTTGGCGACCACCAAGTAGAACTGGATGAAGTTATATCACGTATACAGGATACGGCATCATTTTCAGATACGATGGAAGTTGTTTCTTCTAAATGGGATGAATCTAGTAAGCGTGATATTGCGAGTAATCCGAACCAACTAGAAGTTATCAATGCTCACGTATCCAATGGCACCTATGCTAAGGTACAAGCTGAAGTTGATAGAATCAAAGTGTTTGGGGGACTACAAGGAGTTTCTGATTTTGATGCTTACAAGCAAGTAGGCGAACAGTTATTTAAAGCTGGTAAGATTACAATAGATGGTACGCCAAAGCCTACTGAAAATATTGTAGTTCCTACTAAGCCGAAAGCTAAGAAAAGCGACAACTTAAGAAAGGACAAACGCAAAGCTGCTAGTCCTGTTAAAAACTCTGGTAAGTCTAAGGAAAAGAAATTTGATTTTAATCCTTTGGCTATGACCGATGAAGAGTTTGAAAACTTTAAATTTTAAATTATAGGAGAAATAAATTATGTCTAATGATACTGGTCAAATCCAATGGGGTACAGGTGCTGATTCATCAGTTGGTGAACAATTCCGTACAGATTACTACAACAAGAAATCTTTAATTGAAGCTGCAAAAGAAGCTTACTTCTCACCATTAGCAGATGTTACTGCTATGCCTAAGCACTTTGGTAAGAAGATTAAGAAATACCACTACATGCCTTTACTAGATGATCGTAACATCAACGACCAAGGTATTGATGCTGCAGGTGTATTATCAGGTGGTTCTGGTACAGGTAATGGTGATAACCCTAACGGTAACTTATATGGTTCTTCTAAAGATATCGGTACTATTACAGCTAAACTACCTACTCTTTCTGAGACTGGTGGTCGTGTTAACCGTGTTGGTTTCACACGTATTGCAATTGAAGCTGAACTTGAAAAGTTAGGTTTCTTCACTGAGTGGACTAAAGACTCTTTAGATTTCGATACTGATGCTGATTTATACGAGCATTTATCACGTGAGCTTATCATGGGTGCTAACGAAATGACTGAAGATGTTCTTCAAATTGACTTACTAAACGGTGCAGGTGTTGTACGTTTTGGTGGTGCTGCTACTGAAGATTTAGAGGTTACAGGTGAAGGTGCAAATATTTCACTTATCGACTATGAAGATTTACAACGTATGTCTATTGATTTAGATAATAACCGTACACCTAAGAAAACTAAAATCATCTCTGGTTCACGTATGATTGATACTCGTACTATTGGTCACGGTCGTGCTCTTTACATAGGTTCTGAGTTAATCCCAAGTGTTACTAAAATGGTTGATTCATTTGGTAACAAAGCATTTGTTCCTGTTGAACAGTATGCTCATGCTGGTGATTACAAGAAAGGTGCTGACATGATTAATGGTGAAATCGGTAAAGTAGGTGAGTTTCGTATCATCGTTGTACCTGAAATGGCTCATTGGGCTGGTGCAGGTAAAGGTGTAGTAACTAACGAAGGTTACCGTGAAACTGGTGGACAATATGATATCTACCCAATGCTTTGTATTGGTGATGGTTCATTTACTACTGTAGGTTTCCAAACTGATGGTGCATCTACTAAGTTCAAGATCTTTACTAAGATGCCTGGTGAAGCTGTGGCTCATGCACATGACCCTTACGGTGAAACTGGTTTCAGTTCAATCAAATGGTTCTACGCAACTATGTTCTTACGCCCTGAGCGTTTAGCTGTTGCTAAAACTGTTGCTGAACTGTAAGATAGTTTAGTAAATTAACTAAGGGGAGCATTTGCTCCTTTTATACTTTAAAGCGGAGACCCTCCCTAAATTAGAAGGAAATGGATTATTATGAGTGAAGAAACAATAGAAGTAACAGAGTTAGATGCGTTAAAACAAATTGCAGACAATATGGGTTTGAAATATCACCCTTCAATTAGCTTAGAAAAGTTAAAAG